ATGGCAAAGGTGAAAGTGGTTATCGAATCGGACGAAGCAATAAATGTGAAGGTAACCAAGCAACCCAACGATGCGGTTGGGATGGAGAAACTCAAAGCGGACATTGACGGAGTCGAAGCTGCCGAGGGTGCGGATACGGGAGGGACGAGCAATGCCACCGAGAACGCATAGCGTACTTGCCCCTAGTGCAAAGGAATGGATGCACTGCGGACTCGCTGCAAATTTCCTCGCTACCAAGGAAGAAGATGAGGGCAGTGAAGCCGCACAGTTCGGCACACAGGCGCACGCTCTTGCGGAGGCGTACATCAACGCATCTTTAAAACTAACGGCTTACGAGGCAAATGTTGCGCCCACAGCGGAAGAATTAAAGAAAACGCTCACTCTTTACAACGAAGAGATGGAATATCTCGCAAGCAGTTACTCGACTTATGTTGTGGAGCAGGTGGCGTTTGAAAGGAAGCGAATCGGTGCTGAACCCATCGTACTCATTGAGCAGTATCTCGAAATGGACTATGCACCCGACACCCACGGAACAGTGGACTGTTGCATCATCGCCGGAGACACGCTGACGGTCATTGATAACAAGACTGGGTTCATCAAGGTAACAGCAGAAGAAGACGGACAGCTCAACAGTCAGCTTGCAATCTACGGTCTGTATGCGTACAAGGCATTCAAGGACGTGTACCCCATAAAGCAGATACGGCTTGTCATCTTCCAGGAACGCATTCACAACTTTTCGGAAATCACTGTAAGCGCAGAACAGCTCGAAGCGTGGGAGAGAGATGTACTCATCCCGGCGGCGAAAAATGCGATGAGCGAAAACCCGATATCGGCAAGCGGATGGTGGTGCAAATACTGCCCTGGAAAAGCAACTTGCAGAACACGCTGTGACGAGGCTTTCGAGACGGTTGGCGAAATGAAGCCTCCAAACCTTATGACCGATGAAGAGATAGAAGCGGTGCTGCCGAAGCTCGACAGTGTCATCGCTTATGCGGAAGCGGTCAAGGAATATGCGCTGAAAAAAGCCATAGAGCAAGGTCGCAAATGGACGGGGTTCAAGCTCGTGGAATCGCAGACCAAGCGCAAGATAACAGACGAAGTTGCCGTTGGAAAAATACTGACCGATGCGGGATATGACCCGTACATCAAGAAACTGCTGTCAATCAGCGATATTCAAAAGATGGTCGGCAAGTCGCAGTTTGACACCTTGGTCGGCAACTATGTAACCCGTCCGAAAGGACAACCCACACTCGTTCCCGAAGGGGACTCAAGAACCGAAATTTTTATTAAAAAAGGAGAATAAAAAACCAATGTTAAACATCACAACGGGCGTCGAGAAAACGCCTATCAAGACAGTCATCTACGGCGCAGAGGGTGTCGGCAAAAGCTCTCTCGCAGCGAAGTTCCCCAACGCATTATTCCTTGATACCGAAGGCGGTACTTCAAGGTTGGATGTTCGCCGTATCAAGATTACCAGTTGGGAAGAACTGCTTGCAACAGTCAAGGAAGTCATAGCTTACCCTGAAGTATGCAAGAGTCTCGTTATCGACACGGCAGACTGGGCGGAGAGTTTTTGCATCGATTATATTTGTGCGAAGTACCGCCAAGTCAGCATCGAGTCGTTTGGCTACGGTAAAGGCTATACCTACTTGCAAGAGGAGTTTGGCGAGTTCCTGAAACTCTTAAACAAGCTCACGGAAGTTGGGATCAACCCTGTAATCATCGCACACGGCAAACCGAGAAAGTTCGAGCTTCCCGATGAGCAAGGTGCTTTCGACAGATACGAAACCAAACTCACAAGACAGGTTGCGCCGCTTATCAAGGAATGGTGCGATATGCTCCTGTTCTGTAACTATAAGACTTTCGTAGTTACTACGGAAAATAACGCAAAGAAAGCGCAAGGCGGCAAGCGTGTAATGTACACGACTCACAACCCGTGCTGGGATGCGAAAAACAGATTTGACCTTCCCGACGAGCTTGACCTTGACTTTGCGGCAATCGCACATCTTTTCACCGATGTCCCCACAAAGAAAAATACACCCAAGAAGGAAGAACTGAAGGCAGAGAACCTTGTAGAAAAGGTCAAGAAACTCGTGGCGGACAGCGGCATCACGGAAGGTCAGCTTGAAAGCCTTGTGGTTTCCAAGGGACACTATCCCGAAGGGACTATCCTTGAAGAATACGCTCCCGAATTTTTCAATCGTTGGGTGATTCCCAATTTCAAAAAAATCGTGCAAACAATCAAAGAAAACAATAACGGAGGAAACGAATAATGGAAGACAAGAACATGATGGATTGGAACGATACCATCGAATCGGACGGACAGGAGTTCGTATTGCTTGAAGAGGGCGATTACAACTTCATCGTTACAAACTTCGAGCGCGGCAGATTCCCCGGCGGACAGAAAGTTCCCGCTTGCAACAAGGCAACGATTACCGTGCAAGTCAAGACGAAAGAAGGCGTTTGCGTGGTAAGGTTCGACTTACTGCTTTACAGAACGCTCGAATGGCGTATTGCATCCTTCTTCCGTTGCATTGGACAGAAGAAAGCGGGCGAAAAGCTCGTTATGGACTGGAATAAGGTTGTCGGCAGCAAGGGCAGAGCGCATTTCAAGCAGAGAACCTATACCAACAATAGCGGCGAGGAAAAAACCATCAACGACATCGATAAGTTCTACGATTACAATCCCGATTTTTTCACGGCAATCGATAATCTTGTCGTTTGCGATGACGATGGGGACATCCCGTTCTAATAGCGAGGTGCTAAATGATAGAACTTCGACCTTATCAGTCGAGTGCTATCCAAGCCGTATCCGACGAATTCCAAAGGGGGCATAACCATACTTTGGTTGTGCTTCCTACGGGTACGGGTAAAACGATAGTATTTGCGAAAGTAGTAGAAAGTAGTGTCTTGAATGGGAAGCGCGCACTTATCCTTGCACACCGCGGAGAGTTGCTCGACCAAGCATCGGACAAATTGAAGTTCGCTTGTGGGTTGGACACTGCGCTTGAAAAAGCCGAGTCAACTTCGCTTGGCAGATTCGAGCGAGTAACGGTGGCATCGGTGCAAACGTTGTGTCAGGAGCGAAGGCTGGCGAAGTTTCCCAAGGACTACTTCGATTTGATAGTAGTGGACGAAGCTCATCACTGTATGAGCGAAAGCTACCAACGCATACTCGGCTATTTCGATACCGCAAAGGTTCTCGGCGTTACGGCAACCCCGGACAGAGCAGACCAAAAGAGTCTCGGTAAGTTTTTCGACAGCAAGGCGTTTGAGTACACACTCAACCAGGCGGTAAGAGACAAATTCCTTTGCCCTGTAAAAGCACAGATGATTCCTTTGGAATTGGATATTGCGAATGTCGGATTTTCCAACGGGGACTATGCTGTTGGCGAAATCGGCAGTGCGCTTGAACCTTACTTAAACCAAATCTCTCTTGAAATGTTGAACTATTGCAAGGGCAGAAAGACAGTGGTTTTCCTACCGCTCGTCAAAACATCGCAGAATTTCTGTGAGCTGTTGAATGTTCACGGCTTCCGAGCTGCCGAGGTCAATGGCGCAAGCAAAGATAGAGACAAAATACTCAAAAACTTTGAAGACGGCGAATACGATGTGCTTTGTAATTCGATGTTGCTGACGGAAGGTTGGGACTGCCCCAGTGTAGACTGCATCATTGTGTTACGACCTACGAAGGTTCGCAGTTTATACCAACAAATGGTCGGACGGGGAATGCGACTGTCTCCCAACAAGAAAGAGCTACTTTTGCTTGATTTCCTTTGGATGACAGAACGGCACGACCTTTGTAGACCTTCGGCGCTTATTTCAAAAGACGAGCAGATTGCCGCTCGCATCGATAAAAAAATGATGGACAACGAGAGCGGTATCGACCTAATCGCTGCGGAGGATGAAGCGGAGAGCGATGTCATCCGTGAAAGGGAAGAGAGCCTTGCTCGTGAGCTTGAAGCTATGAAGAAGCGTCAGAGAAAGTTGGTTGACCCCATACAATATGCGCTTTCGATTGCTGCGGAGGACTTGGCAAATTACACGCCGACCTTCGCTTGGGAGATGTCTCCGCCCACGGAACGGCAGCTCGATTACCTTGAAATGCACGGCATCTATCCCGAGAGCGTAACGAACTGTGGTTTAGCAACGCTTATCATCGACAAGCTGAAAACTCGGCAGTTTGAGGGACTTGCAACGCCGAAGCAGATACGCTGTTTGGAACGTTACGGTTTCTACCATGTGGGTACTTGGAGTTTCGAAGCGGCAAGCAAGATGATAACAAGAATTGCAAATAACAGATGGTTCTTGCCCCGTGGCATTGACCCCTCTAAATATGTACCCGAAGGAGCGAAGGCATAATGGAAAACAACATTCTCGAAGCACTGAAATACATTGATGCGGCATCGACTTCTTATGAAGAATGGGTGCAGGTTGGTATGGCGTTAAAGACCGAAGGCTACGACTGGACTGTTTGGGATAGTTGGAGTCAAGCGGACAAGCGGTATAAGCCTGGCGAGTGCGAGAGAAAGTGGAAGTCTTTCACGGGTTCGGCAAAACCAGTGTCGGGCGGAACGATAGTGCAGATGGCGAAAGAGCGCGGGTTCACACCTCACGCCTTTGAAGGCGATGGGTGTATGGACTGGAACGATGTCATTGAGTATGACGGGGACGGGGTAACATACGAATTGCCGAAAACGCAGTCCCCGGCAGAACAGCTTATAAAGTTTCTTGAAACCTTGTTTGAACCCAATGACCTGGTTGGCTATGTTTCAAATGATGTCTGGAAAGACAACGAAGGCAAATGGATGCCGAGCAAGGGCGTATATGACCGCACGGCAGCGGAACTTATTGCGCAAATCCGCAAGTACCCGAACGACCTCGGTGCAACCATTGGGGATTGGAAAAAGGACTGCGGTGCCTGGGTGCGATTTAATCCGCTTGATGGAATGGGCGTTAAAAACGAAAACGTTACTCGGTTTTCCTATGCGCTTGTAGAAAGCGATGATATGCCGATACCCGAGCAAGATGCGCTTTACCGCAAGCTCGAATTACCGATTGCAACGCTCACGCACTCTGGTGGAAAGAGCCTTCACGCTATTGTGAGGGTGGATGCAGAAAACTACGAAGAATATCGTAAGCGTGTCGATTTCCTTTACGACTATCTTGAAAAGAACGGACTGAAGGTAGACAAGCAGAACAGAAATCCGTCTCGGCTTTCTCGTATGCCTGGGGTTACGCGGAACGGGCAGATGCAAACGCTTATTGCAACGAATATAGGAAGGCGGTCTTGGGTAGATTGGCTCGACTATGTCGAAGGTGCGGATGACGAATTGCCCGCTTTCACGCTACTCGGTGAAGCACTCGAAAATCCGCCGAAGCTGCCGGACGAACTCATCAAGGGCGTTCTGCGTTGCGGACATAAAATGCTCATTTCGGGTTCGTCCAAAGCGGGTAAGTCGTTTCTATTGATGGAGCTTGCTGTGGCAATGGCGGAAGGCAAGAAATGGCTCGGTTTCGAGTGTAAGAAATCCAAGGTCATATATGTCAATCTCGAAATAGACCCTGCATCGTGCATCAACCGCTTTTCGGAAATTTATAAGGCACAGAATATCAAGCCGCAATACCCAAATGACATTTATATCTGGAATTTGCGCGGTCACGCCGTACCGCTTGATAAGCTCGTGCCGAAACTGCTGCGTAGGGTAAGCAATCAGCACTTTGATGCGATAATAATCGACCCCATTTATAAGGTCATCACGGGAGATGAAAATAACGCATCGGAAATGGGGCAGTTCTGTAATCAGTTTGATAGAATCTGCCAAGTATCGGGTTGCGCAACGATTTATTGCCATCATCACTCGAAGGGTGCGCAAGGCTATAAAAAGGCAATGGACAGAGCCTCTGGAAGCGGAGTTTTCGCAAGAGACCCCGATGCCCAACTCGATATGATTCAGCTCGAAACTAGCGAAGAGTTTTTGAACGTCAACGCCGATAATACTAACTCTACGGCTTGGCGGTTGGAATGCTCACTTCGAGAGTTCCCGAACTTCAAGCCTCGCAACTTCTGGTTTGAATACCCGATTCACAGAGTAGATGAACAAGGCATACTTGGGGGGTTGTACAGTGAGGGCGATCCTAAAAGCAATCTTGCAAAGAGTGGTAAACGCAATCAGACACCCGAGCTTCGCAAGGAGGAGTTTGACAGAGCCTTTGACATTAACGTTTCGATAGACGGCACTTGCCCTGCATCGGCAATAGCGGAATACTTGGGAATTGCCGAGCGGACGGTACGAGCGAGGGTTACGGAATTTGCGGACGAATATACGACTCACAAAGGTTTAATAACTCGCAAATCGTAAAGATGGCAGAAGGCGCAATTTTGGCGGCAGAAAAAAACTGGCAGAAAGGGCTTATAAATAGCAACTGACGCCGCCAATACGGAGAGGGTTTGTAGGATAGGACTCAAAGTCCGTCCTATCCCCAAACACCTCCCGTTTTATTGGCTCTTAACCTTTCTGAAAACAAGGAGACAACAAAAAAAATGAAGATTTATCTCTTGATGATTCCGCCGACAGTAACGGCGCAAGAACGCAAGGTCAAAATAGTGCATGGCAGACCGTTTTTCTATAAACCCGAAAA